CTGCAGTGTCAGTTGCGAATATCAACTTATCTATTGTGGATAAGGGTGAGGGAACGTAACCGCCACCCCAGTAGCCGTTAGAGTTGTCAGTCGTAGTCATTGGGGCTGCTTTATCCGTAGTCAGCGCGCCTTTTGCGACGCCAGTCGCTGAGTCTGTAGCAAAGATCATTCTAGACGTGCTCGACGTAGCAGCTGGTGACGTATTGAGTACTCCGCCAGCCGACCATCCGTCAAGATTGTTCCCGACGCCGTTGCCTCTCATGTGTCCGTTCTGAGCAGAGTTTCCGCGTGCAGACGCTGTGACTAAGTCGCTTGAGAAAGTGATGCGGTCGAAGTCAGATCGTATCGTGCCGGGAGTGTTGTCTCCGCATCCGACCCATCCGAAGCCCCAACCCTGAGCGACCCAGGTTAAGTTCAGCGTAGCGTCTCTAACGTCGCTGAGTGTGAATACGCCCTGAGTCTCATTGGCCATCGGTCGAGCTGCCTAGAGCGTCTTACCCGCGATGTGCGACCTGAGCGCGTTCGCCGGCGTCGTCGCTCCGGCCGTGACGCGAATCTTGTCTCCGCTTCCGGCGTACATCACGTTCTCCATGACCTCGACGGTCGCCTGCGGCGGAACGACGAGTCCGTACGCTAGGTACGTCTTGTTGTTGTTCGAACCGTCGGTCCACTCGACGGTCGCCTGGATCGACGACGCGGTGTTGGAGTTGACTAGCAGCACCGACTCGACCACGGACGCAGCCGTGAAGGTGTACAGCGTGTTGGCAACGGCGTTGTTGTGAAGGATGCCGTTGCTGAAGTACGTCGTGTCATCGACCGTCGCGTACGTGACGGTGACCTTAGACGTGCCGACGTCGGTGAACATCTTGAGCGTGTCGTTCGGGTACATGATCTTCGGCTTCTTGAGAAGCTCGAGAGCGGTGGCACCTGGGATCGGCACACCAGCTGCGATCGCGTGTGCGTTCGCGCCTCGCCCGACGAAGGCGGTCGTGACGACGTCAGCGTAGGCGGTGTTGGCGTTCGACTGCTGTATCGAGTAGACGACGTACCTCTTGCCAGCAGTCGACGGAGCGGTGAAGATCGTGCCGACGCTGCTCGACTTAACGTTTGCGTTTACGGCGGCGCTCAGCGTCGTGTTGAAGAACGCGCTGCCTCCGCCGCCCGCCGCCGGAGCAGTCGTGATCGAGGTGCCGTCTCTAAACTTGATGCCGCCGGTACCCATGACGGCTACGTTGGAGGTGATCAGCATCGTGCCGCCGCGCACGTCGGTGTTAGCGGTCTTGATGAGAGTCTTACCAGTGCCGGTCAGGTTGACGTTTGCGGTAGCGACGGCAAACACGCTCGAGGTGTTTGTGACCGAGACGTTACCGGTGATCGTCAGCTTGTTGTTGACTGTAGTCGCACCGGACAGGCGGTTGACTGAGGTCGGGTTGGTGCCTAGAGTCGATCCACCAGCGACCGTGAGAGTCGAAGAGGTGTTGCTGACCGAGACGTTTTCGGTTACGGTTAGACTGTTAGTGAGCGTAGTTGCGCCGTGGATTCTGTGAACGCTGGTAGGGTTAGTACCTAGAGTCGTGTTGCCGGTGACAGAGAAGCTCTTAGCGACCGACGCTCGGCCGCTCAGCGTGGTGACAGAAGCAACGTTGGTTACGGAGACGTTACCGGTGACGGCGAGGCTGTTGTTGATAGTCGTGGCGCCGTTGATGCGGTTGCGGCTGGCTGGGTTGGAGCCTAGAGTCGTGTTGCCCGTGACGGTGAGGTTCGTGCCGACGGTGGCGCGGCCCTGCATCGTGGCCAGACCCTTCGAGACGAAGGCGACGTTTGCAGTCACAGTGTTCGCGTAGAGCGAAGACTCGTTGGTCGCGAACTGATTCATTCGAGTAAAGACCTGGTTGGATCGAATCCTCCAGGTGTCGAACGTGTTTGTCAGTGCGACGTTTGCGATTGCTGCCATCTAGAGAGTCTCTCCGCGGTTCAATGCTCGAACGAGAAGCTGCTTTATCTCATTCATCTCTTCCTTGAGCGTATTTATATCTTCGACCGCAGACTGGATGGCCGACGCAGCCGTCTTACGCTTCTTGTAGCCGTCGAGGGCGGCGGAGTCGACCGAAAGTATCGCTCCGACTGAGTCCCTAGCGAGGCCGGCCTCGTCTTTGACCTTGACGTACATCGTCACCTCTGTAGAGCTATGACGCGGAGGTCTCGAACCCTAGGCGGGTTCGACGAAGTCGAGTTGGTCAGCACGATCTTGATGGCGAAGTACTTAAACCCGACGAAGCGAGCCGACGCGGTGTTGCGATACTCGAGGATCGACGAGTTCGTCGTGTTGGCGCCAGACTTAGACGCGTTGCTGTAGGTCGGGACGTCGTAGATGTACTCTCTAAAGTCCTCGGTGCTCTGCGAGTCCGACACAGTCGTCGTGGAGGTCGTCTGCGTCATCGGTATCCAGCGTGAGTCAGCGAACGTGTCGCTGTCCTCACGGTGCAGGACCTTGTAGTACACAGAGACCTCGCCGGTGGCTGGCTTATACGCAGTCAGGTATACGCGAATGTCCTCAGCGTCCTGGCCCTCGGCCAGAGTCACCTTTCGAGTGATGTAGCGGGCCTTAGCGGAGCCGCCGGACTTCACGTAGTCTTCAGACGATCCGATCGCTGTGTTGGAGTTGATGAGGTTGTTCACGATCGTGGCTGAGACGCGGCGGAGGTCGACTGCCGGCGACGAGAACCTCGAGGTCGAGCCCATTCTCATGACGACCTCGAACGACTTGGCGAGAGCCATCGTCGAGCTCGACGCGACGGTGTTAGACTCGACCGACCGACTCAGTACGTAGCGAGGAGACGAGAACGTCGTGTCTCCGTTGAGGTTGATGTCGACCAGAGAAGTGTCTCGAGTCGAGTTGCTCGTAGCGAAGCGGCCCTGCGCGGCGATCGCTGTTGACGATGGGTGCAAGTGGTCTGCATTAAACGCGAGGACGTCTGCCGTCAGGCGGTCGAGAGACACGATGCGAGCGAAGTAGCCGTTGGTCTGACCACGCACCCAAGTGTTCGCGTTGAACACTCGGTCGAACGTAGCCGGACCACTGTTGGTGTAGGAGACGTTTGCGAGGTGCAGGTATGTGTTCGACGCAGTGACGGCGTCGTAGTACGCAACCTTACCCGTCGGGTACGTCGCCGAGGTCACGCCACCAGTCGAGTTACCGACGATGACGCCGGTGGTCGCGTTTGTGTTGCGAATGCGAATTTTCTCGCCGCCCTTGAACTTAGCAGTCGTGCTGACGTTCTTGATGCGGATGCGAGACGTGCTGAAATAGGTGATCGTGCCCGTCGCTCCGGACGTCATTCCCTGAGCGTACGTCACGTTCGTGTTGACCGACTTCGTGTTAGCGAAGGTACCGATGACCAGAGTCTCGCCGTGAACGTCTTCGCCGGAGCGAGTGAAGCCGGCAGAGACGTTCGCGATAGTGAAGTAGTCTCGAAGCTCATTCTTGAGAGACAAGACGCCAACCGATGCCGTATTAAAGTCGGCTGCATAGACACGAAACTTAAGATCTTCCTCTTGGATCGGCGTGTATGCACGATCGTTAGAGGATGCATACATCATACCTGCGTTTGGCTGAGAAGTGATGCGGTTGCCAGTGATGAGGTCGTCTTCGCCTAGGCGAGCGACGAACACACGGTAGTTCGGACTGTTTCCGGCCGGACGAATGACCACAGCATACTCAGAGCCGTTCTTGAGGAACACTGGCGATGGGAAGTACACTGGCGTCGGTGCAGACCCATCGTCGCTCGTGTTGACTGCAGAAGACTCGATCACGACTCGAGAGAACGGAATCACAGTCAGTGTGACTGCGGCTGTCGCGCTATCAACCTCGCGAAGCTCAACGGTCACTGGTAGACTGTCGTCTTTTGTCGCGAAGAAGAGATCAATCTTTGTGACGTATGCACCAGAACTTACGACACCGTTTGTGGTGCCGGTGTTTATGATGAACGATTGCGCGATTGGATCAAATCCACATGCGCTATCATTACCAAATCCCGAAGTCCCTGAACTTATTCCTGACGGGTCACCGGTTCCTTGGCCAGTTTGATCACCGAAGTCTGAATGACGTCCTTCTTCACCTGTCGTACCGCCGTTGTTATTGATGACGGTCGTCGTGTTATTGGTGACGTTGGTGATGTTGGTGATGTTAGTAACGTTCTGAGTTTTGAACTCACCGACGACTCTCTCACCAGATGCACCGAGTTGAGTGCGACTCGAAGTCAATGTACGCGTGTCGTTTACCGTAGTAGTCGATACCTCGGCGGAGCGAGTCGAGATGACTGTGTCCTGCTGCTGCACGCTAAGGCCCTGCGCGCTGTACGTCGCCTGCGCCGAAGTAGTGACTAGTCCGATGCCCGACTCATTTGTTGGACTGTCAGTTAGACGAAATACTTTAGCGCCAGTCCTAAACCTTAGCGACCCATCTGCTGGTATGCGAAAGATACCATAGACGTTACCGGAAGAATCGACTGTTAGAGACGAACCTTCGTTTGCTGTGTTAGCAAACGCAGAGTTAGTGGGTGTCACGTAACCCTTAACATTGATGCCGTCAAAGAATGCATACAAGCGAGTCGATGGCTTAAACCCACGTCCGACAAAAGCGATGGGACGAGACCGCATGAAGGGTTGAATGTTTACGTCGCGTACACGCGATCCAACTCTATCGGTCTTCGTTACGGGAGTGACGCTTAAGCGCGTGCCCGTTCTGCTCTGAGCCTGAGTAAGCTCGATCGTAGATTCAGTCTGTGTTCTTTCAGACACAATGTTCTTGTCGCCAGACGTAGTCACAGACGTACCTGTCACGACTTCGCGAGACGATGTCTCAGCCTCACCCGACCAAACTGTCTCCCAGTCACGCCACTGAGTACCCCAAGCGTTGGCTAGGTTGAGCCAGTTGTCGGCTCCAAAGTCAAAGTTGATCTGAACATCTGGAAGCTGCGTCGTGTCCTGCCAGTAATCTCCGTCGGGAATGAGAGTTAAGTTACCGACAAAGCTATGGAACAGTCCGGTGCAGGATCGCGTAGTGGTCGCTAGAGGCTGATTGACAAAAGTTGTGTGACCGTACGACAGTGTGACCAAGTCGCCAGGAGTTATTCCACTGACTGAAGAGATCGTTGCAGTCTTACCACTAGACCCACCGGTCACTGTTGCCGCCGCAGAGAAGTTACCGGATGAATTCTCAACGTACAGCTTATTGTTCACTTGGAATCGAATTGTCGCAGACGATCCCCCCGATGTCACGATCTCGCCATTCGAGAATTTGACCTGCGAGTTGGAGATGAAGATAGTCTGGTCTCTCGACACGCCACCCGAAGTATAGTTCGTGCGAACTATGTTTGAGCTATTTGCCGCGTGGTAGAACATCTCGACGTTGTCAAGCTTGAAGGGAGGACGCGCCTCACCCTTCTGAGGGTCTATAGAGATCTTATAGTCGATGTCGAAGACGTTGCCTATGTTGTGCCCTGTGAAAGCGTCTACGATGATGCCGTTCTTAAACCTATCAAGACCATTTGAGTCTTGAATCTGAAGAGACTTAGCGTCCTTCTCGAGTAGTGTCAGAGCCGTGTAGTACTCAACACGATCAAGACGATCGCGAAGAGCACCGATGTCTCGCATAGTGTAGCGCTCGTTACGAACCGGCACAACGCCGTTAGAGAGTTCAGGTCGCCCTACGGAGCGAGCGATGTTGTCTGGAAGTGACGGATAGGGCGCAAGCTCAATTCGTGCCAAAGCCATCGTTTCAGCCGGCGTCTCTGGTGTGACAGGAAATAGAGATGGAGACCCACGTACCGCCCTGAATCCACCAGCAGTTCCCATGACGAGAAGATCAGTCCTCTTTAGGTAGTAGTCGAGGTCCATCTGGAAGTTGGTGCCGACTGCCGGGAAGTGTAGGCCGCCAGTCGGCTGATCGACTGATGTCGACGTCAGCGGGTTGATCGAGACGTTGGTGAGAGACGTCACGCTGTTGGCTGTGTCGGTCACGCGTGGACGCATGTCGACCGCGTCCCTGAGGTCGTACCTCTTACCGTCGGTCGGGCTTATGTAGACGGGAATGTCGTACGTATAGATCTTCGTCGTGTCAGTTCCGGCCGTGCTGTCGTTGACGGGATATGAGTCTACGGAGAAGTATCCGACGCCGGTCGAGTAGCTGTGCGTGAAGTAGTCGAACTTAACGAGGAGGCGGTCTCCAGAAGCGATGGCTAGGCCGCTCGTCGACTTCTTGACGAGGCGCGCGTGATCGTAGTAGCTGTCGCGCATTCCGGTGTCGAGGTAGAAGTGAGACGTGACGTCAGTTCCCTCGGTGAGAGACGCAAAGTTAGACCCACTCTTTTGACGAACCGAGACGAGCTTGAACCCGTCGGACAGACCGAGCGGCCACGGACCCGTCGTGTTTGCGGTGTAGGACGTGCCGCCACCGGCGCCGACTCTAACCTGCACGAGGCGAGAGCGATTGACGACTTTAGAAGCTTCCTGACCGTTCGACTTATTGAGCTTGACGACGACTGCGGCGGAGAGAGTCGACGGAGAAACGAGAGTCTCATTGATGTCAATCGCAGCGGTCGTTGTCGAGGTAATGTTGACCGAGCGGTCGCCGTCTCGCCCGGCGCCACCCATGTCGATGACCTGACCCTGCTTGAAGAATTTCCAGAATCCCTTTCCTGAGCCGAGGTTGACTGCATTCAGGACTCTAAGAGTCGTGTTGTTCGTGACGGCTGTGACGAGGTGAGTGTTTGAGTATCCCTGCACCTGGATCAAGTCGCCGGGATTGACCTGCGTAGTGAAGGCCGTGCTCGTGCCGGTGATCGTGTTTGATGAACCGGTAGTTTCAACAGTGCCCGTAAGAGTCGCAGTGTTTGCTGAGCCCTTGAGCACGACGTAGTACTGGCGCGCCGACGCGTCGCTGAGGACGCCGGAGCCGGAGAACGTCTCGTCGCTCTGTCCGGTGTTGATCGTCGCTTGCCCGACGGAGTTGAGCGTGACGTCGAAGGACTTATAGAACGTAAAGTCTGTAGCGACCGTACCGCTCGTGTTGCGAATACGCTTGATCGCTCTAGCCGGAATGTTGAACACCGCACGATCGAACGCCGTGTCGGTCACGCTCGCGTTCGTGCCTGTCGCACCAAGGATGTCAGCCTTACCGTTCGCCGCACCGGACGTACCGGCCCACGCGATCGACTGAACGTTGCCGAAGCTCTTACCGGCCGTGGTGATCTTGATGTCGGACAGGTACACTTTGTACTGAGCCGAAGGAAGGCCCGGAGTACCGGTGTAGTACTCGAAGCCGCGTACTCGCGCCGTGCCGATCGACGTGCCCGGGAAGCTCGTCAGTGAGTAGTTGCGCGTCGAGATCGAGTTAGCCTGCGTGTCTCGAAGAGTGACGGTGGTCTGATTGTTGAGGTCCCACTGACCAGACACGTTGTCGACCACGACGTAGTTACCGTAGTCGGAGATGATCGTGACGTCTTGCGCCGACTTATAGTCGATCGCCTTCTCGATAGGAATGGTAGATGTAACGATCTTCTCGATGTCGTATCCCTGCACGTAAGCCTTTCCGGGCTCGACCTGCACAGAGATGAGGCTGGTATTGCCTCCTGATGCCGCAAGATACGTACCGTTGTTGTTGCCTGAGCGAAGGTGCTCGCGTAGGCGGACGTCCATGCCACGAACGACGAAGTCGCCGGACTGCTCGTAGGTCCGCTTAGCCATGTAGTCGCGAATGGCGGAGTACTCAGGCTTGTCGGATAGACTCTGAAGGACGCCGTTCTTTACCTGCAGAACCTCGATAAAGTTGTTCGTCGAGGTGTCGGACGACGACTTCTTAGCTAGAGTCGGCGTGAGCTTGAGGCGCGCCGCTCCGGGTGCTGTGTAGTTGTAGGAGCCGGACGCTGGATCGAGCAGAGTCGTGTCAGAGGACTCAGTGACGATGTCCTCAGCGATCTCGTAACCGACTCGATAGGTGCTGTTCGCTGAGTACTTCTCAAGGACGAGAGTCTGCTCGTTCACACGAATGAAGTGGTCTTTGGCAAAGATGATGCCCGATGCTACAGTGACGGCGCTGCCGAATCCGGTAGCCGCACCCTGCGTCGACTTGATCGTGTTGGCCGACAGGCTTCCCGTCGTGCTCGTGAGAATCTCATTGTTCGAGAAGTACCTACGGCCGGCTGTGTTGGCTCCGGTGTACTTAACGAAGAGAGTCTTAAAGTTGGGCGTGTTCGCTTCGGAGCCGTCGGCAACTCCGACGACGATCGCTCTGACTCCTGAAGTCGTGCCCTTTACGGTCTTATCTAGGAACGACGCTACGTTTATTGAAGCTCCGGTCGACGTCTTGTCGCGAAGCTTGATGTAGGAGTAGTTCTGGTCGTAGTTGACCTCGCAACCGCGAACGGAGCTGCCTTCTTTGAAGATGTGCTCGGCGAAGCGGTCGATCTGATTCTGCAAGATAGACTGCATCTGCGTGAGCTCGCGCGCCTGTACTGCGAGACCCGGACGAAACAGGATGCGATGAAAGTTCTTCGACTCGTCGAAGTCGTCGAAGTACGGATTTACGTTGAGGTTCGTCGTTATCGACGCGGTGTTAGCCTGACCTGCCATTAGAACTTAACCACCAGCTTTATGTCCTCGATCTGATAGGGCGACCGTGTCACAGGAGTCCTGTTCTCAGTATATATTATGTCGCCGGTGTACTCTCTCACTGCCGGTCGTGCTATTGTGTTGACGGTAGCAGTCTTTCCAGATGTTGCGCCGGTGACGACCTCGCCGGACTGAAAGAATCCACCCGTGCCCGACGTAGTGACGCGCGTGAGCCTCAGCGTTCCCTTAGTCCTGGCCGCATTCGTGTTAGCAAAGTACGCCATGCGGCCCTTGACGCCGCTGGTCGCACCGGTCACTACCTCGTCTGCCGTGAAGTCACCCGAGACGCCGAACACGTTGAGGCGAGTGCACTGGTCAATGACTGAGGCGTTGGCCGACAGTCCGCCGCGCAGCTTAGGGTCGCGAATCAGACCGATGACTCTGAAGTCGTTGTTGGTCGGGAACGTGTTGGACTCGCTGCCAGTGATCCTGACGTTGAGAAGGACGCTCGTGGCGGCGAGCTCGGAGACCGGGTCCTTTCCGTGACCGCCCGGAGGCGAGACGACGGGAACCGCAGTCGCGCCCGAACCGACGTTGGCGGAGATCGTGACGTTGGCGGTAGCGTAGTGAAGGCCCTTAGAGATGATCGTGATCTTTCTGACCTGGCCGCCGGCACAGTTAGATACGTATGCGGTCGCTCGGTTGGTCGTGGTCGCTCCAGAGTCGCCCTGCACGATGACGTTGGGCGCTACGACATAGGTCGTCGATGTGTTGGGAGTGACTGTGAAGGCGCCGTTGACGGTGGCCGTGCGCGTCGATCCGTCATACCTAACGATTCGTCGAAGCTGCCCGGCACCTAGACCGGCAGATAGGTACATGGTCGACTTGACGTAGATCTTATCCGTAGCAGACGCGTTCGACTTAAGGACGAGCGTCGTGGAGTTGGTCACCGCACTGAAGGTGTTCGACGTCGTCAGGTAGCTCGACCCATTGGCTGTGACGCGAATGTGGTCGATGGATCCGTTCGACGCGGCCTGCTGCACGCTCCACTGAGCGCTGCCGTCGTTTGCAGTCAGCGTCTTGACGGGAATGTAGCTGCTGACCAAGAACTTGGCGGCGTCGGCCGCGGACACCGAGTACATGAACTTCCAGCGGTAGCCGTCGGCCGTGGTGGTGATCGCGGTTCCGGTGTAGGTCGGCTTGACGGTCGATTGAACGCCTCGGTTGTTGTCGATGCACTTGTAAACGTAGTTGCTGTCGGTGATGACGTAGAAAGTCGTGTTCGACGTCGCGTCGGTCGACGTGGGGTACAGCGAGGAGTCGGTGTCGTTGTACTGCTTGTACACAGTCCCAGTCGTCCAGTTGTACCTCGGCACGACGTAGGATACGTCTGAGGCCAGTACGCGCTTGAGAGCGACCATGTCTCGGTACGCGTCGAACTCCGTGTTCTGAACTGTGTCGGTCGGAGTCGGTGGGTTGTTGTCGTCGGTGAACGGAGTCACTCGACTCACGTATATGTAGTACCGAGTCGGAGCCGTCTCGCTGAACGACTCGTAGATCTGATCGGCTATGTTGAGCCTAAACTTCTTTGTGACTATGCTCGGCATGACTTATTTATGGCCCATACGTGATGGTCGTTGCTGGTACGACAAGGTACTTAAACGTCGCGTTTGCAGTCTGAGGCACGTAAGGCGTGCGCAGCGTGAAGATGGTGTTGCTGAAGATCGCGTTGATCTGAAAGATCGTTGTGTTCTGAGAGGCAGAGACCGGTGTGATGCGAATCTGAGAGCCGCTGCCGTTGGAGTTGATCGGTCCGGTCGTCGCCTTGAGGAGGTTGTTCGCGAACTGCGACGTGCCCTTGATCGCTCGGACGAGGCGAGACGTTCCGTCGAACACGCCGACGTACACGTTGCCGTAGACGCCCACGCCAGTGCTCGCGTACGGAGTGAGAGTCGCATTTGCGAACTGAGCGCTGACGTACACGTTTCCAAAGAGGCCGGTGTTTGCACCCCAGGTGATGAACGAGCCGTCGATCTCATTGTAGGGCTCTACCGTAAGAGA